CTGTGGTTATCGGTGAGCCAAATGAAGAACTTGAAGAACAGTCTCGCAGAGTTCGTGAATATATGAACTACCAGATTACGCAGGAAATGCCTGAATACTTTCCTGACTTGGATCAGATGCTCTTTCACCTTCCACTGGTTGGTCAGACTTTCAAGAAGGTCTGGTGGGATAGCACGATGGATCGCCAGTGTTCGCAATTTGTTAAGGCTGAAGACTTTGTCGTGGCTCCAGAAAGCAAAGACCTTTACACCTCACCTCGATATACTCACGTTATCCGCATTCCAAAGAACGACTACAATCGATACGTCCAGTCTGGGTATTATTTGCCAAGTGAAGATACAGGTGGTGACATTGATCCATCTGGTGACACGATTGGTGATATCGAGGGTGTTGATCAGTACGGTGATGATTCTCAAGATGAAGTAATGACATTGCTTGAGATGCACGTTTATCACAACTTTGAGGATGATAATAAAGATGACGATGAGAATGCTGTTGGCATTCCATACGTTGTCACTGTCGATTACGATAATGAGAATATTGTTAGCATACGCAGAAACTGGCGTGAAAATGACGATATGAAAAAACGGAGGGATTGGTTTGTCTCTTATAAGTTCTTGCCTGGTCTTGGTTTTTATGGCTTTGGCTTATATCATCTCATTGGTGGCTTGGGTAAGGCAGCAACTGGATCTCTACGAGCTCTCTTAGATTCCGCTGCGTTTAGCAATATGCAAGGTGGCTTTAAGTTACGAGGTCGAGTTTCAGGTGGTGAGGTTCAGGTAAATCCAGGCGAGTTCGTTGATCTCGATGCCACAGTTGATGATGTTAACAAGGCAATTATGCCACTGCCATTTAAGGAACCTAGCAGTTCCCTATTTAATTTATTAGGATTTATTGTAGACGCAGGGCAGAGATTTGCAAGCACTGCCGATTTGAATGTTGGGGACGTAAATCCAAATGCACCTGTTGGCTCAACAGTCGCACTTATTGAGCAAGGATCAAAAGCCTTCTCAGCGATTCACAAACGGTTGCATTATGCTCAGGGGCAGGAGTTCAAGCTACTCGCTGATTTGAATGCTGAGAACTTGCCTGAACAGTTTACGTTTTCGTTGATAGGCAGTAGTTCTGAAATCATGGCTGCTGACTTCAATGATCGCATTGATATCCTCCCAGTCAGTGACCCCAACATCTTTAGTTCTGCCCAACGCATTGCCCAAGCTCAAGCTATTTTGCAAATGGCTCAGTCAGCTCCTGAAATGCATGATATGTATGTTGCCTACAAACGTATGTATGAGGCGATTAGAATACCAAACATTGATGAGATCCTGAAGAAACCAGAAGACGCTCCACGACTAGATCCAATTGATGAAAATATGTCAATTATGTATGGCAAGCCTATTCGAGCATTTATTGAGCAAGATCACGATTCTCATATTGCTGTTCATATGCAATTCTTACAAGATCCGTCACTGGCAGGTAATCCTGGTGCTCAAGGTATGCAACCGATATTAGTTGCTCACATAGCAGAACACGTTGCGTTATTGTATAGAGCAAGAATGGAAGCAAGTGTCGGTGTGCCACTTCCACCAGTTCCAGACTTTGGTAATAAGGATTATAAGGTTCAGGATATTAATCCAGAGCTTGATAACCTAATTAGTCAACGTGCAGCTCAAGTTGTACAGCAAGCTCCACAAATGCAACAGATTGCAGCTATTACGGCTCAAGGGAAGCAAGAGCAACCTAATCCGTTGCAATATGCACAGCAACTTGCTCAGTTAGAAACAGAAGCACTGAAAGCAAGAACACAAGCACAAATCAATGCAGATCAAGCCAAGGCAAAGTCTTCTATTGAGATCAAGCAAGCTGAAGCACGACAGGATATGCAGATAGACGCAGCGAAAGCTCAAGCAGATATGCAAGCTAAGATCCAAAAACTAGAGGCTGAATTGCAAATTGAACGTGAGAAGAATGCATCTAAGATGCAAATGGAGAGAGAAAAGAACGCAGCTAATATTCAAATGGAGGCAATGAAGAATGTTCCCGAATGATTTGTTAGCTTCGATCAGACCTATAAACCCTTCAGCTTTTGGAAATGTAGCACCTCAACAACCTCAACAACCACAAATGGCTCCTCAAGGTCAAATGCCACAAGGTGGTGATCAAATGACAGATTACTTAATGAATAAGGTTGAAGAAATAAAAAGAAGGTTGGGTCAAGGTGATATGGGTGCTTTAAGCAATGTTTCTGATGCTATGAGAGGTCAAGGATGAATTACGGAGCTCTAAAGTCTATTCCAAAAAATACAACGATCAATGGGCAACCTCACCAGTTAAGTTATATTAATCCACAAGAAGCTGCTTTATTAAAAAGTATTGGTGGTGCAGGTAAGAACGTAAATGGTGTTCCTGCTTATTTCTTCTTTGGTGGTAGCACTGGATTTGGTAGTTTTGGAGATTCAGTAGCAAGTTCTATATCTTCTGGAGCTAGTGCAGTTAGTGACTTTGTAAGTGACGCTGGACAAGCTGCTGCTACTTTTATATCTGATACTGCTACTGATATTTACCAAGGGACAGCTAACGTATTAACTCCATTTGATGATGAAGAGTATGTTGATGGTGTATTAACCAACACAACAACTAATTTGCCTGTAACTTCTACTGATACAACCTCTACTCCAACAACATCGACTAAAACATTTGATGAAGCATTTGCTGAAGCAAGAGGTGCAGGATTAGAAATGTTCAGTTGGCAAGGTAACTTTTATACAACTGATTTAGCTCCAGTTGTACAAGTTGCTCAAGGAGCACCAGCAGATCCAGCAAATTTACAAAATATAGATGCACAACTTGATGCATTGAGATCTCAAGGATTTACTGCGAATGATCCTCCTATAAAAGCTCTTTTAGAACAGAAAAATGTTGAGCTTGATAAACTTAGTAGCAAATTATTAGAAGGTGAAGATCAAGTTCAGGCTTATATTGATAAGTTTGGAACATCTTATTTAGAAGATAGATTTTTAACTGGACGAATTAATCCAAATACAGGTTTGCCTTATGAACCTAGAGACACAAACATTGTTAATCCTTTGGATGCAGATACGATGGCTTACACCCCTGGTGGGTTAGATAATGACGAAATTATATATTTAGGTGGTAATCCAAACGAATCAACAGTTGATGGAATTGATTCTGGAGCATATTTATCTGAAAACTTTGGTAAAGATCCAGTCGAGGTAATAGATCCAGTTGAAGTAATAGATCCAGTTATCTTTGATGATGTTGGAAGTGGTGGTGTAACTAAAATCGTAACAAAAACAATTACACCTCAAAAATATAACTATAGGTCAGACTTACAAGGTGGTGTGTGGGATCGTTTTGCTAGTAGTCCATACACTCGTTTTGGTGTTGCACCAATACAACAGACACAAACAATAACATCTGTAGATCAATCTGATGGTTCAACACTTTACTATGATCAGGAGGGGAACTTAATTGATCCTAATACATTAGCATGAAAATATTAACTTTAGATGATGCGTCTGGATATGGTGGTCAGCAATATTATGTTGACGATGAAGGTAAATACGCAGGTTTAGTTCCAGCTAATCAACCAACTACACCTGCAAATAATGTTTCTGCAAATCAAGCTCCTACATTTTCAACTCCTGGAGCTGCAGACTATAATCCATACACTAATCCTAATGCTACAGAAGAAGAGAAAATAAAATTTCGTCAAGATAGCTTTACATATTCTCCAACGAATGAACCAGAACTAACACCATTGCAACAACTCGCACAGGCAACACAAGCTAAAATTGAAGATGTTGGGTTAGATACATATGGTGTAAGAGATGACGAGTATAGAGTTCGATTTGATGATGGGTCATCTTTATTTGATCAAGATCTTTTAGATGAATATGGTGTTAGTAAGAAAGACTTTGCAAGTGCTTTAAGAGGGTATGGCAATTACATTGGTTCTGTTGGAAACCGTCAGTCGGCTGGCAGTGGTTTTAAGACAGGTTTAGAAAACATATTGAACCCTGAAGAAGCTCAAAAAGCCTACCAAGATCAGTTGGCTTACAATAAAAAAGAAGACAAAGAACAA